GCGAATCATCCTTTTGATTGGTGAGGCCCTAACTGGAGTTTCCAGAACCAATTCATTAAAATGATCAGGCACCTGCTTCTTGCCGGGAGAGCTAATCAACATAATCATACAAATGAAAACAACAAAATTTCAAAGACTTAAAGAAGTATTAGTATCTATCCTTAAGAATTCAAAACATGATGATTCATTCGGTACGGATATTACTGTAAAAGAGTTTCAAAGCTTCTTTGACACATATACTGATAAGTTTACGAAAACACTTAACAATAACGGTAAAGTTTACACTTTGAATCTTTACAAGCAACTCCATGATCAGTCGGTTCGCATCGTAACCAGTGAAGAATGGTCTCCAATTTCCTTTCACAAAAGCAATAAAGAAGGGGTAAGTAATCAACTGCTTCCCATACTTAAACACTTGCGTGGTAAGAATTATAGGGATATCCGTTTGATACTATCCGTTACGAGAATACACGAATCGATCAGATTAAAAGCAGTTTTAGACTTAGAGCCTATTATCGCTGAATATGAAGGAACTAGAGATTTGGGTGAATTTGACTATGAGTTTCGAAAATTTCTTAACGAATCTCCTAGAACAAGATCGCTTTTATCACAACTTCCTAAGTTAAAGCACAACAATATGTTAATTGGTCGAATCAGATCGGGTCCTAATGGTCAAGCAATTCTAACAGCTCACTACGACTCACTAGCCGTCATTAAAGATAAAGAATTACACAACTCTATAAAAGAATATAACCACCTGATTAATCAGGACTGGATCACTTCTAACATGGAATGGTGTGCTTCGGAATCTTCAAATATCGGAATAGGAGAAGTAGAAACTGGTAAGATTGCCCTTGCATCAGAACGGGCCGGAAAGACGAGACTTTTCGCAATTGTTGACTTTTGGACTCAGAATAGTCTGCAATCTCTTCATGACTGGTTAATGAAAATACTAGGATCATTACGAAACGATTCAACGTTTAATCAAGATAGAGGATTCGAAAGAATCTTATCTGTGAAAACACGTTGGATGTCTAGTTTTGATATTAGTAAATTTACTGACCGAGTCCCGTTGAGATTACAATCAACTATGCTAGAATACTATACATCCCGTGACCTTGCAAATTGTTGGGAACGGATCGTTGGAAAACGTAGTTTTCTCTCGGGCCATACTAAAGGAATTGCATGGAAAGTAGGACAACCACTAGGAGCTTTAAGCTCTTGGGCTGCCTGTACTCTCCTGCATCATCATTTAATATGGTACGCGAGTTACTTACATTTCAATGATCACAGACCTTTCAATAAATACGAGGTTTTAGGTGATGATGTAGTAATATGGCATAAAGGTGTGGGTAAAGCTTACGCTGATCTTCTTGATGAAATAGGTGTGAAGATAAACCACTCAAAGAGTAAAGCTTACGAGGATAGTAAGGAACAACCTATTTTCGAATTCGCCAAACGCGTAAGCGTCAACGGAAACGAGATAACAGGTATTCCATACGATCTTTTGTTAGCCAGTTCCAAGAGTATTTATGAATTCACTGAACTGATAAATTATTCAGTTAAAACCAAATTAATCAATAAAGAACGCAGAGATTTAGCCCTTCCGGATTACTTATCCAATAAAGGAAAGCAATTTTTAGAAATTCTTTTATGGGAACGTGGTCTCGGGCGCCCGTTTTGGTTGTTAAACCGCTTCGGTAACGCTTTTGAAGAAACCACCCTCTTAAACCATCTTCGGATCGAAATCGCTAAAGTACGTTTAGAAGGTTTCCAAGAACTAATACGGAAACTTGACGAACTTGTATATTCAAGCGTTTTAGAAAACAATTTGCGTCAAGCGGGGGTCGCATACTCTGATATGCTGATTGGGTACAGTAGTGACTTCTATCATCCAATAATCCATGCCTTAAATAACACTGGTATGGCGATGTATGAAACACTGCCTATCCTTGAAAGTATGCAAGAATATGTTGACCAAGGTCAAGGTGAAGAATTAGAATTACCAATGTTAACAAGTGTAGAATATCTGCCATTACCTTATCAAAATGCTTACTTCGAGCGACCTGGTAAAAGAAACCCAGAACGTCTACGTAAACATAGTCAGCTAGTGTTGACAGCTACGAAACAATTGCAAAATACCACCGAAGGCTTCATATTATTGAACCTTAATGATAAATCCACGGGAAATAATAGTGGAGTATATACTAATACTTGAGTGCTGGAAACAGC